CGTCCACCACCCCCCTCCTCTGGTTCCTCCCCGGCCCCGATCGTATGCGGGGGGGCGCAGCGCGGCAGTTCGCTAGCGTGAGGCGTTTTCACCGGGGAAGCCAGGCGGAAGCCACCTTGCGAGCCGGAGCCGGAATTCGTGAGTCAGATCAACAGCTTGCGGAATCACGATCTGGCCGGGGTGGATTCCCGGCGGGAAGCCAGGGAAGCCACCTCCGGGGAAGCCAGGTGGCGGGAAGCCACCCCTGAAAGCCAATTCGTCAGAAGCTGTTGAATCCGCTTCACTTTTCCGGTTGACAGATGTGCCCCCATTGACCTACCCCTTGATCATCGAAGAATTGCGCCCGGAGGAACCCCCTCGCGGGCGCTTTTCATTTTCCTCCTCCACATCGCGAGCCCCATCCCATGGACCTCGTCTTCGCGCCGAGCCAGGTTGAGTCCTGGCCGATTGCCCGGCTGCGCCCCTATGCCCGCAATGCCAAGGTGCATGGCGACGACCAGGTGGCGAAGATCGCCGCCAGCATGGCCAAATTCGGCTGGACCGTCCCCTGCATGGTCGCCGATGATGGCGAGCTGATCGCGGGCCATGGCCGGGTGCTGGCCGCGACCATGCTTGGGCTGACCGAGGTCCCGGTGATCCGGCTGAGCCATCTCGACGAGGCCGAGCGCCGGGCCTACCGGATCGCCGACAACAAACTGACGGAACTGGGCGAATGGGACGAGGCGCTGCTGCGCGACGAGATCGCGGGGCTTCTGGCCGAGGATTTCGACCTGACCCTGCTCGGCATCAGCGACGATGACCTCGACGCGCTGTTGCGGGATCCGGAGGCGCTGGGCGGCGACGGCCCGGTCGAAGGCGAGGACGAAGTGCCGGAGCTGCCGGTCACACCGGTGTCCGTGCCGGGCGATCTCTGGCAGCTGGGCGCGCACCGGCTGATCTGCGGCGACAGCACATCCGCCGATGTGGTCGGGCGGCTGCTGGGCGATGTGCGCCCCCTGCTCATGGTCACCGACCCACCCTATGGCGTGGAGTATGACCCGTCCTGGCGCAACGCCGCAGGCGCGGCAAAGACCAAGCGCACCGGCAAGGTGCTGAACGATGACCGTGCCGACTGGCGCGAGGCTTGGGCGCTGTTCCCGGGCGACGTCGCCTATGTCTGGCACGGCGCACTGCACGCCGCGACGGTGGCCGACAGCCTGACCACCGCGGGCTTCGCCATTCGGTCGCAGATCATCTGGGCCAAGGACCGCCTGGTCCTCAGCCGCGGCGACTATCACTGGCAGCATGAACCCTGCTGGTATGCCGTCCGCGCCAAGGGCAAAGGCCATTGGGCGGGGGACCGCAAGCAGACCACGCTGTGGCAGATCGCCAACCGGGATCAGGATGCAGAAACGGTGCACGGCACGCAGAAGCCGGTGGAATGCATGCGCCGCCCGATACTCAACAACTCGAGCCCCGGCCAGGCGGTCTATGAACCCTTCATGGGATCCGGCACCACGCTGATCGCGGCCGAGACCACCGGCAGGGTCTGCTTCGGTGTGGAACTGAACCCGGCCTATGTCGATGTGGCCATCGAACGCTGGCAGTCCTTCACGGGCCAGGAGGCGGTGCTGGCGGAAACCGGCGAGAGCTTCGCCGCCCTCAAGGCCAAGCGGCTCGCCGCATGAACGCGCCCCTCCTGCCCGGCCGGATTGAACACTGGCCGCTGGCCCGTCTCCGGCCGTACGCCCGGAACGCCAAGACCCACGATGCCGACCAGGTGGCGAAGATCGCCGCCAGCATGGCCGAGTTCGGCTGGACCGTGCCCTGCCTCGTCGCGGCTGATGGCGAGCTGATCGCGGGCCATGGCCGCGTCCTTGCCGCAGCCCAGCTGGGTTTGGTCCAGGCGCCGGTCATCGTGCTGGGCCACCTGACCGAGGCGCAGCGCCGGGCCTACCGGATCGCAGACAACAAGCTGACCGAACTGGGCGGATGGGACGAGGACTTGCTGCTGGAAGAGCTGCGCGGGCTGTTGGCCGAGGATTTCGACCTGGGGCTGATCGGGATCCCCGAGGACGAGCTTAACGCGCTGCTGCACGATGCCGACGACCGCGCCCCCATCGACGATGACACCGCCGACACCATCCCCGAGGCCCCGGCCGAGCCGATCACCCGCCCCGGCGACATCTGGGCGCTGGGCGATCACCGGCTGATCTGCGGCGATGCGACCGACCCGGCCGTGGTGGCGCGTCTGATGGACGGGACACAGGCGGCGCTGATGTTCACCTCCCCGCCCTACGCCCAGCAGCGCGACTATGGCGCAGCGAAGGAAAAGGTCGGTGATTGGGATGCGCTGATGCAGGGCGTCTTCGCCGCGGCGCCCGTCACCGCCGATGCCCAGCTGCTGGTCAATCTGGGCCTTGTCCATCGTGATGGCGAATGGCTCCCCTATTGGGAAGGCTGGGTTGACTGGATGCGCGCGCAGGGCTGGCGGCGCTTCGGCTGGTATGTCTGGGACCAGGGGCCTGGCCTGCCCGGGGACTGGAACGGCCGCCTGGCACCGTCGCACGAGTTCATCTTCCATTTCAACCGCCAGCCTCGAAAGCCGAACAAGCCGGTGGAGAGCAAGCATGCAGGCGAAACCCTCGGCGGCGGCGGCCTGCGCGGGGCCGACGGCACGGTCCATCGCAAGACCGGCACCGGCAACGCGATCCAGAGCCACCGCATCCCCGACAGCGTCTTCCGCATCATGCGGCACAAGGGCGGGCTGGGCGCCGCCGGATCACACCCGGCCGTGTTCCCCGTGGCGCTCGTCGAGGCAGTGCTGGAGGCTTTCACCAATCCCGGCGACCTCGTGTTCGAACCCTTCTGCGGCTCCGGCACACAGCTAATCGCCGCCGAACGCACCGGGCGGCGCTGTTGCGCGGTGGAGTTGGACCCGGTCTATTGCGACGTCGCGGTGCGGCGGTGGGAGATGGCGACGGGGAGGAAGGCGATGCGGCTTGACAGTTGGCCGTCTGCCAAACAGGTCGCATCGTGACGCGCCTTTTGAGCAAGTTGGTCACTTCGGCTCAAGCGCGCTTGCTCCCAACCGGCTGGAGTGCCTAAGAAAGCATAATGCCAAGAAGGACTTGGTCGTGGATTGCGAGTTCTGAAATGAAGATTAACTGGAAAATAGCGATTGCCACTTTTCTATCATTGGCAGTCGTAATCGTAGGCACCAGTCATTTTCGCCTGAATAAGCATGCGACCGAAGCAATGGAATTTCGGCATGTCGATATTTTGGCATACTATCGCTACGGATTTCTCCCAGACAGTATTGTTTTTGATATTCGTGGCGTCGGTCCTGAAAATAGCGCGGCCGCAACGATAGGCGGCCTCATAGAGTTCGCCGATGCGTTGTCAGAACGAAAGTTTCGAGAAGTAGTTCTAGCTTGGCGAGGTGAACCGCGTTTCATTTTAGACGGCAGGGACTTCCAATCGATGGGACGAGAAGCGTCTTTCCAAAATCCAGTTTACACGATCAGAACTCTGCCCGAAAAGCTTCGCCGGCCTGACGGTAGCCGTGCTTTCTCAGTCTGGACCGGAGGCATGATTGGAGTTCTCGGCGCACAGATGGACGACGTCAACGAGTTTGCCCGTCAGTGGTACATGCTGGATGCAATCTCTAGATTGTGACTGGAACTAGTAGACTCGCCTTCAGGACCCTTCTTCCTGTTTGCCCCAACGCATGGCGGGCCTAAACGAAACCGCCCTTGGGGTCAGTCCGATAGACCGTCCCCCTGCCCTCGACCTTCTCGGCGGTGATGGGCAGACCCAGCTTCTTCTTCAGCGCCCCCGAGATGGAGCCCCTGACCGTGTGCGCCAGCCATCCGGTCGCCGCGACCATCTCGGCGACTGTCGCTCCCTCGGGGCGCTGGAGCATGGCGATGATCTGCGCCTGCTTGGTGCCTGCGCGGATGGCTACGGGCTTCGCGGTGCCGGTGTCGTCGGGTTTGTGTTCTGCCTCTGGCTTCGGCTTCGACTTCCGCGCGCTGGCGACGGCGCTGGCCACCACCGGCTCGATCCCGATGGCCTCCAGCCCGGCCTCGGTCGCGATCAGCGTGGTGCCGTGGCCGTCGCCGGTCTCGCGCCACATCGGCTCGCCACGGCGCAGGTTGGCCTCGACCTCCTCGAGCCAGCCGCGGGCGATCATCTTGCCGACCACCATCTTGGCCGCGGCGCCGACCAGCCCCTCGGGCAGCGGCAGGGCGATGTTCCCCGGCCGGGTCGCGGCGCGGGAGAGGATCAGGGATTGGGTATCGGACGGGTTGGTCATCGGGGCCTCCGGGCGCTTGGGCGCGCGCTGTGCGCGCCTTCTACGGAGGCAAGCCCCGTCCTCGGACGGGGCGGCCGTCGCGCCACGTGGGCGCGTCAGGCGGCGTGTTCGCCTTCCTTGAAGGCGCTGTCGGTGATCTGGCGCAGCAGGCCCGCGTAGTGCTTCAGCGTCCCGACATGCCCCCAATGGATCTCGTCGGGGTGGGTTTCGAAGTGGTCATCGCTGAGGGCCTTCAGGCGCTCCAGCATGGTGTCGATCTCGGCCTTGGCGGCGATGAAAGCGTCGAGGGCTTTGTCGTTCGGCGCGGCGCGGCGGGTGGTCATGGCGGTGGCATCCTTCAGTGAGTTGCATCGTTCTGGTGCCAACACCATCGCTCTGTCGGGCGGATGATCGTAGGCAAATCGGAGCAATATCAGTGCTTTCTGATCGCTCCGGTCAGATCAGCCGCATCTCGGCCAGCGCAAGGCTGGCGGCACCAAGCTGCGCGGTCGGTAGTTCGATCTTCAGATGCGAGAGGACGTCGGACGCCTCGGCCGGGATCCCGCTCGCGCGCAGCGCCTGCTCGATGACCTCGGCGATGGCGTCCGGGCGGCTCAGATCGAAACCCTCGGTAATGGCGGAATAGTCGATGCGGATGGTGGTGATAGCCATGGTCATGTTCCCCTCAGCGCTTGGCCGCGGCGAGACCCGCGGCATAGGCTTCATTCAGGGCGGCGCGGATCGACCAGATGGCGACGTCATGGAAGTCGAGCCCGTCGCTGTTCCGGGTGTCCATCGTCTCGACGAAGAAGTGGCGCTTGGCGATGTCGAGCATCAGCGCCTCGGGCGCAGTGGGGGCGGGTTTGGCAGTTGCGGTCATGGTCTAGCCTACGATCCAGGGGTGAGTTCCTGATCGGAGAATCGCTCTGGAGGGGAAGACAATCAACCGGAATGATTGTATTTTCCTGTTTATTTTCAATATCTTGATAGTCATCACAGCGCCATGAAAGGCATGAGCGAACGCGAGTACGCGGCCCATTCCGGCCTGTCCCGCGGCGGGGTGCAGAAGGCGCGCAAGAACGGGCGGCTGGTGGTTTTCGACGACGGATCGATCAACGCCGCGGCCTCGGATGTGCGGCGGGCAGAGATGACGGACCCCGACCAGCAGCGCCGCAGCCTGGGTGGTGACGGACTCGCCAGCGGCCCCGGCGACACAACGTCCTACATCAAGGCGCGCACGGCGCTGACGGTCTACGCAGCGCAGGAGCGCCAGCTGGCCGTGCAGAAGAAGAAGGGCGCGCTGGTCGACCGTGCGCGGGCGGAGACCCTCGTCTTCCGCTTGGCGCGGCAGGAACGGGATGTCTGGGTCACCTGGCCCGGACGGGTGGCCGCGCTGATGGCGGCGCAGATCATGGCGGAGGTGGAACGGCAATCCGGGGCATCGGTGACGATCGAGACCGCGATCATGCAGAGGGTGCTGGAAGCCCATGTCCGCGAACAGCTCGACGCTCTCGCCGACCTCCGGGTCTCGCTTGCATGATGAGGGCGACGACAACGACCTGACGGCCGACCTCGATCTCGGCTTCGACGGCGCCGAGAACCTGCTTCGGGTCTGGCGGCAGGGGATGCGCCCCGACCCGAACCTGACCGTATCGGAATGGGCGGATCAGCATCGCTGGCTGTCGTCGCGCGGCGCGGCCGAGCCGGGGCGCTATCGCACGGCCCGCGCCCCCTACCTGCGCGAGATCATGGATGCGCTGTCCCCTGGTCATCCCGCCCAGCGCATCACCTTCATGAAGGCGGCGCAGGTCGGGGCCACCGAGGCCGGAAACAACTGGATCGGCTTCGTGATCCACCATGCACCGGGCCCGATGCTGGCGGTGCTGCCCTCCTTGGAACTGGCCAAGCGGACTTCACGGGGTCGTCTCGATCCCCTGATCGCAGACAGCCCGGCGCTCCGCGAGCGGGTGAACCCGGCGCGCTCGCGCGATGCCGGGAATTCGATGCTGTCGAAGGAGTTCCCCGGCGGCATCCTGGTTCTGACCGGGGCGAATTCCGCCACTGGCCTGCGGTCGATGCCCGCGCGGTACGTGTTTCTCGACGAGGTCGACGCCTATCCGGCCTCGGCCGACGAGGAAGGCGACCCTGTCACGCTGGCCGAAGCACGGACCACCACCTTCTCGCACCGGCGCAAGGTGTTCATGGTCTCGACCCCGACGATCCGGGGGCTGAGCCGGATCGAGCGGGAATTCGAGGCCTCCGACCAGCGCCGCTACTTCGTGCCCTGCCCGCACTGCGGGGCGATGCAGTGGCTGCAGTTTGACCGGCTGCGCTGGGCAAAGGGGAAGCCCGAAACCGCCGCCTATCACTGCGAGGGCTGCGAGCGTCCCATCGCCGAGCACCACAAGACCGAGATGCTCGCCAGCGGCGAATGGCGGGCAACAGCGGTTTCCAAGGATCCGAAAGCCATCGGCTTCCACCTCTCGGCGCTCTATTCGCCCTTGGGCTGGAAAAGCTGGTCCGACGTCGCACGGGAATGGCTAGCGGCCCAAGGGTCGGACGAGACGCTGCGTGCGGCGCGCAACACGCTGCTGGGCGAGACTTGGGTCGAGTCGGGCGATGCGCCGGAATGGCAGCGGCTCGCGGATCGTCGCGAGGTCTGGAACCCGGGCACGGTGCCCTTGGCTGGCCTGTTCCTGACGGCCGGGGCTGACGTGCAGAAGGACCGGATCGAGGTCGACATCTGGGCCTGGGGCCGCGGGCTGGAAAGCTGGCTCGTCGATCACATCGTGATCCCCGGTGGGCCTGACGATCCCGCCGCATGGGACAAGCTGACGGCGTTGCTTGGCCGGTCGTGGCAGCACGCGAACGGCGCGTTCATGACAGTGGCCCGGCTCGGGATCGACACCGGTTACGAGGCCGCGGCGGTCTATGCCTGGTCGCGCAAGGTCGGGTTCGAACAGGTGGCACCGCTGAAGGGCCTCGAAGGCTTCAACCGGTCAGCGCCGGTCTCGGGCCCCACCTTTGTCGATGCCACCATCGGCGGGAAACGCCTGCGCCGGGGCGCGAGGCTGTGGTCGGTGGCCACGGCCACGTTCAAGGCCGAGACCTACCGCTTCCTGCGGATCGAGCGACCGACTGAAGAAGATCGGGCAACCGGGGCGATCGACGCCCCCGGCACGATCCACATCCCTGGCTGGGCCGACACCGAATGGCTGAAGCAGCTCGTAGCCGAACAGCTGGTCACGATCCGCAACAAGCGCGGCTACGCCCATCAGGAATGGCAGAAGATGCGCGAACGGAACGAGGCGCTGGACTGCCGGGTCTATGCCCGCGCCGCGGCGTGGATCCTCGGTGCCGACCGCTGGGACGAGGCGACCTGGCGGCGGCTCGAGGCACAGGCTGGCGTGGAAACGCGTCTGCCTGTGGCCGTCGCCGCACCACCCACGCAACCCGATTCGGCACAGCCCAAGGCCGGAACCCTGACCACGCCCCGCCGGAAACGGCGGGCCTATACCCCGAACTTCATGAGGGACTGATGAACCTGGAACGCATGCAGGCCCTGCTCATGGCACTGCAGGAAGCCCGCTTCGCCGGGCTGCGCAGCGTCAGCTACGACGGCAAGACCGTGACCTACGGCTCTGACGCCGAACTGGCGGCGGCCATTCGGGACTTGGAGGGCCGGATTGCGACCGCCTCTGCCACCCCACGTCGCCGCCGCTGGGGCACAGTCGCGACGAAGGGTCTGTGACCGATGGTCCTTGACGCCTTCCGCGCCCGCCTTGGCTCCATCATCGGCGGATTTGACGCCGCGCAGTCCCACCGCCGGATGCGCGGGTTCCGCGCCACCCGCGCTCATGTGAACACGCTGATCGCGGCCTCAGGCGAGACGATCACCGCCCGCGCGCGCTGGCTCGTGCGCAACAACGGCTACGCCGCGAACGCGGTCGATGCCTTCGCGAACCATGTTGTCGGTGACGGGATCAAGCCGTCCTCGAAGATCGCCGATGCCGCGAAGAAGGAGGAACTGCAGAAGCTCTGGCTCGCCTGGACCGACGAGGCCGATGCCGAGGGGCTGACCGACTTCTTCGGGTTGCAGCGCCGAGCCGCGCGGGAGGTGTTCCTGGCAGGCGAGGTGTTCCTGCGCATCCGGACGCGACGGCCCGAGGACGGGCTGACCGTGCCGATGCAGCTGCAGATGCTGCCCTCTGAGATGCTGCCCCACGACAATACACGCGTTCTTCCTGGCGCGGGATCGATCCGGCAGGGGATCGAGTTCGACGGGATCGGACGGCGCGTGGCCTATCACTTCCTGCGCCGCCATCCGGGCGACAGTACCGATCCGGGGCTGACCGGAGAAACCGTCAGGGTTCCGGCCTCGGAGGTCATCCACATTCTCGACCCCGTCGAGGCGGGCCAGCTGCGGGGCGTGTCCCGCTTCGCCGCAGCGGTAGTGAAGCTCTTCACCCTCGACCTCTACGACGACGCGGAACTCGAGCGGAAGAAAACCGCGGCGATGTTCGCCATGTTCATCACCTCGCCCGCCCCGGAAACTGCCCTCGATCCGGCCGAGGACGATCTGGAGGTGGAACCGGGCCAGGTGGTGCGGCTCGACCCGGGCGAGGACGTGACAACGCCATCGACGCCGGATTCCGGCAGCACCTACGAACCCTTCCAGTATCGCACACTCCTTCAGATCGGCGCGGCGCTGGGCGTGCCCTATGGCTATCTGACCGGTGACACCGCGAAGGGAAACTTCTCGAACACGCGGATCGCCTTGGTCGATTTCCGCCGCCGAATCTCGGCCTTCCAGCATTCGGTGATGGTCTATCAGCTCTGCCGCGCCGTCTGGACCCGCTGGATGGACATGGCGGTGCTGGCAGGCGCCATCGATCTGCCGGGCTATGCCACTGACCGGCGCCAATACCTCGCCTGCGACTGGCTCCCGACCAAGTGGGACTGGATCGACCCCGCGAAGGACGCCTCGGCCGAGATCCTGCAGATCGAGGCCGGGCTGAAATCCCGCACGCAGGCCATCGCCGAGCGGGGCTACGACGCCGAACAGGTCGACCGCGAGATCGCGGCAGAGCGGAAACGCGAGGCGGACCTCGGGCTCGACTTCCGGCGGCCGGGGTCACCCGCACAGGCGGCGGGAGGCGGTGCCGGGCAAAACGCTGCCGAGGGCCAACAGGCAAATCAGCAGGACAGCGGCGATCAGGAAGACGACGGCGAGGACCCGGAACCCCGGCCTGCGGAGGACGCATGATGCATCACACCCAGATCGCTCAGCGCGTGTTTAACACGCCCCTGATGGTCGATCCTGCCAAGGCGCTGGCCTTCCTGACCGGGCTTGGCCCTCGGATCACCGGCCGGGAAATCAGTGTCGATGGTCTGCAGATCACGGCCGAAGACCAAGCCAGCGCCAGCCTGCCCGCCCGGGCGTCTTTGTTCGGTGATGACCTGACCAACCGCCAGGCACGGAACGGCGACCAGCCCTTCGCCGTTGTCGACGGGATCGCGGTCATCGAAATCGCGGGCACGCTGGTGCATCGCGGGGCGTGGATCGGACAGTCCTCCGGTCTGACCTCCTACGAGGGGATCGCGGCGCAGCTGCAGGCGGCACTGGCCGACCCCGCCATCCGTGGCATCGCCCTCGACATCGACAGCTTCGGTGGCGAGGTCGCGGGGGCCTTCGATCTTGCCGACCGCATCCGCGCGGCGCGTCAGGTCAAACCTGTGCAGGCCTTCGTCGCCGATCACGCGCTCTCGGCCGCCTATGCGCTGGCGTCCCAGGCCGACCGGATCATCCTGCCCCGCACCGGGGCCGTCGGCAGCATCGGCGTTGTGGCCATGCACAGCGACATGAGCGGGGCGCTGGACCAGAAGGGCATCGCTGTCACGCTGATCCATGCGGGTGCGCGCAAGGTCGATGCCAATCCCTACCAGCCGCTCCCCGAGGTTGTCCGCGACCGGATCGCGGGCGAGCTGGAAGACCTCCGTCAACTCTTCGCCGAAACCGTCGCCGAAGGTCGTGGCCGTCGCCTCGACACTTCGCAGGCGCTGGGCACCGAAGCCGCCGTCTTCCGCGGCGAGGCGGCAGTTTTTGCCGGTCTTGCCGACGAGGTGGCCGATCCCGTCACCGCCTTCCGCGCTTTCGCCGCCGCACCTCGCGGCACATCCACCCCCAGAGGAAAGGGCCCACTGATGACCACTGCCCCCGAAGATCATGCGCAGCCTCCGGCCGCGCCTGCTGCCAGCACCTCGCCAGAACCGGCCCCGCCCGCGGCAATCGCACCGCCGCAAACCGCGGCAGCCGCGATGTCGCCCGAGGCGATCCGCGCCGAGGCTGCCGAGGTCGCGCAGGTCTGCGCGCAGGCCGCCCGGCTCGGCATCCAGATCGATGCGGCTGATGCCGTGACCCGCGGCGTCAAGCCGGAAGCTCTGCGCGCCAGGGTGCTGGCCGATCTCGCCGCGCGCGGCGATGCCGCGGGCATCATCGCCACAGCTCCCGCGGCGGGCGCCAAGGAAAGCCCCATCGTCGCTGCCGCCAAGAAATCCGCTGCCGCCTCGCGCTGACAGCCGCGTCCGTTTCGGGCGCTCCCCATCCCCAACATCCTGGAGTCTGAACCATGCCCGTCCTGACGGAACCGCCCAGCATGGGCGATGTCCTCAAATACGAGGTCAACCCGAACTACACCCGCGAGGTGGTGACGCTGCTCGCGGGCATGCCCTATCCCGTCGGCTCGGTCCTCGGGAAAATCACGGCCAGCGGCAAGTATACCCTGTCGCCCGCGACCGGGGCCGACGGATCACAGGTCGCCACTGCTGTCCTGCTCTACGCCGTCGATGCGACGCTGGCCGATGCCACCGGCATCGTCCTCGTGCGCGGCCCCTCGATCGTGTCGCGCGCGGCCCTCGCCTACGGCGCCACCGTCGATGACGGCACCAAGATCGCCGCGAAGATCACCCAGCTGGCCGCCGTCGGCATCGTCGCCCGCGACGGCGTCTGATCCCCCCTCATTCCCCCCGGAGCCCCACCATGACCCTCGTCCGCAATCCCTTCGACGCTGGCGGCTATTCGCTGGCCGAGATGACGCAGGCCATCAACATCCTGCCAAACCTCTACACCCGCCTTGCTCAGATCGGCCTCTTCCGCTTCGAAGGCGTCAGCCAGCGCTCGGTCATCATCGAGCAATACGAAGGCGTCCTGAGCCTCCTGCCCTCTGTGCCGCTGGGTGGCCCCGCCACGGTCGGTACCCGCGAGGGCCGCTCGATGCGGAGCTTCGCGTTACCGTGGATCCCGCATGACGATGTGGTTCTCCCCGCCGACATCCAGGGACAACCCGCGCTGGGCGCCTTCGATGCTGCCGATCCCCTCGTCGAGGTGATGAACCGCAAGCTGCTGCTCATGCGCCGCAAGCACGCCCAGACCCGCGAGTACATGGAGATGAACGCGCTGCGCGGCATCGTGAAGGACGGGGCCGGGACCACCCTCTACAACTACTTCACCGAATTCGGCCTCGCGCAGATCTCCGTCGACTTCGTGCTGGGCACGGCCGGAACGAACGTGCAGGGCAAGGTCCGCGAAGTTCTCCGCGCCATCGAGGACAACCTCCTCGGCGAGGCGATGACCAGCGTCCATGCGCTGGTCAGCCGCGAGTTCTTCGACAAGCTGATCGCGCACCCGAAGACGGAAGAGGCGTACAAGTTCTACGCCTCGACCGGCGCCCAGCCCCTGCGCGAGGATGTGCGCCGCAACTTTCCCTTCGGCGGGATCCTGTTCGAGGAATACTCCGGCACGGTGACCCTCTCGACCAAGGCCACAGAGCGGCTGGTCCCGGCGAATGAAGGCATCGCCTTCCCCTTGGGCACGATGGACACCTTCACCACCTATGGCGGCCCGGCCAACCTGTTGGAAACCGCCAACACCATCGGCCTGCCGCTCTACGCCCGCCAGCATCTCGACGAAAAGGGCCGCTGGATCGACGTGATGACCGAGGCCTCGATCCTGCCGGTCAACAAGCGGCCGCGCCTCGCCGTCCGGATCCACAGCTCGAACTGATCTGTCATGTCCGTCTTCGCCGCCGCCATGGACCGCATCTTCACCCATGCCTCCATGGCGGCCCCGGCCCTCTGGATCTCGGCCACGACTTCAGAGGAACGCCCGATCCGCATCATCCGCCGCGCGCCCGACCGCGTCACCGACTTCGGTGCGGGCCGCTTTGTCAGCGACACGACGGTGGTGGACGTGCGCGTGGCCGACCTCCCCGCCCCGCGCCCGGGCGATGTGATCGTGATCGGCGCCGACAGCCATGTTATCCAGGGGGAACCCCTGCGCGACCGCGAACGGCTGATCTGGACGCTGGACCTGAGGCCCGCATGAGGCTGAAGCTGGAAATCAGCCCCGACCTCGCCGCCCTGATGCAGGCGGAAATCGTCGCCGGTGAAAAGGCTGTCACCACCGCCATGCGCGAGGCGGGTGCGGGCCTCAAATCCGCCTGGCGCGGCCAGATCACCGGCGCTGGGCTGGGCATCCGGCTCGGCAACTCGATCAGACTCGCCACCTATCCCAAGGGCGGCGAAAGCCTGAATGCTGCGGCGCTGGTCTGGTCGAACGCCCCAGTGATCGTCGGAGCGCATGACACGGGGCCGCTGATCCGGTCACGCGATGGGTTCTGGCTGGCGATCCCCACCCCGGCCGCGGGCAAATCCACTCGCGGCGGCCGGATCACCCCCGGCGAATGGGAACGCCGCACAGGGCTGCGGTTGCGGTTCATTTATCGCCGCCGCGGCCCGAGCTTGTTGGTGGCCGAGGGGCGACTGAACAGCAAGGGCCGCGCGGTGGCATCCCGCACGAAGACTGGTCGCGGGCTGACCACCGTGCCGATCTTCCTCCTCGTGCCGCAGGTCAAGCTGCGCAAGCGGCTCGATCTGGCCCGGGATGCCGAACGGGCAATCGACGGCGTGCCGAGGCGGATCGTGGCGGGATGGGCGCCAATAGGCTCGTCACCGTAAAGGGCTTGCAGTTCCAATCCTGGCGCTACGCTGCATCGTCCTCATCATGTTCCACGCTTTCGGCGATGCGCAGTTCCGCAACATCGTCGGTGAAATCGGTGAAGAAGTTCAGCTGTGGGTCGTCGCGATGAACTTTGTTCATTCTATCGACATCACACACTGCTCTGTAGACATCGCTGGCAATCGCATCGCGCCTCTGTTTCACAGACTTCTGGCGAAGCGATGGTGAGCCACCCGTATCGGTGTCAAAGTAGTGTTTAATGGCCTCGCCGCCCTCAAACAGCGTGGCCGACTGAAATGCCCGATACGTGAAGCGTCCGTCTTCGTCCCATCGCTTTGCCTGACGCAAAGAGTGGGTCACCTGCCGTCGTAGCATCTGCTTTACGTCTACCGGGTTCGGTACAAGCCGACGGTTCGACAAAGCCCAGTCGACGAATTCACCCGGATCCGCCGACTCGTAGCCCGTTTCAGCAACCCACTCTTCCCAAAGGTTCACAACCTGCTCGCTGAAGTTTGCCATGTTTCGGCCTCCTCAAAGTTCCACGCGGGCGACTTCGTCCCACCCGTCGACAGCTTCCCACTCTTTCAGGAAAGCTCGAATGCTTGTCTGATACTTACGCAACCAGTTGTGGCGGTTCGTCTTGTGCTGGATCTGCCCAATGACGATCGCCGGATGTATCTGTGCCCGTGCTGCGAATGCGCGGACGTCTTTTTCGGAAATGTAGGGACTCTTCCTAAGAATGAAGGACTGCAACATCGCCTGATCGACGCAGAAATCAGCCGCAGCGGCATTTGCGAACTTTTCGCATTCCGGTAGATCGGGGTTTCCTGAACCCAGATTTCCATCAAAATCGTCAATTGGCGCGAAAGTATCTTCGCGGCCATCGCCGCGAAGAACGTGCTCGATCTCATGGCGCAAAACAAAGCAAAGGTTATCGATCCGATCTAGCCGGTTGGTGAGACCGATCACCGGCTGATCATCAAGCCAAGTGCAAACGCCATCAATCTTCGATCCGGCGATCTGTTCGACGAGGACCAGCCTTACGCCACACTTCTTCAACAAGGCTGGAATTCTTGGCAGATCATCGGGATCGATAAAATGCGACCGAAGGTTTGAAAGAACACCTCGCAGGGCATCCTCGGAATACTTCGGGCATTCAATGGTTTGCGCAACACTTCGGACGCGATGAAGCCACACATACTGGCCCGGAAGAATTTCCGAATACGAGGTTTTGCGAGCAGCGTGAGCAATGACTGGCGCTTCACTGACGAACGGAACCTCATCACGGCGGTTCTTGCCAAAAAAACGCACCATCTGCACATCAAGCAGGCTGCTCTCGGTATCTTCGATCCAGCCGCGCTTAATCATCTCGCGAACTGGAAACACCGCAGCCCAAGATGCTCGTGTCCGCACGCCGGGATCCGCTTTCTTTGCGCGACCCAAATCGTACTGTTTCTGCAGATTCATGAAGAATTCTGCAGGCATGTCGAAGGCGTCTCCCAGCATGTTCGCGGAGTCAGGCGTAACGTCCGTCTTACCCTTGATAAGACGATTCAACTGGCTGACATCCCATCCCAATACGAATGCCAAGTCAGCCTGCGACCAGCCCCTCGCTTCAAGTTCTTCGGCGATGAACTCCCCAGGATGCTCCGAAGGTAGGATTTCAAGACTGGCCATCAGTGATAGTCCTCAATGCTCAATATCGTGATCGTCGGCGGTTTGGTCCCTTCATCCAGGCTGAAAACCAGTCTGAATTGGTCGTTCAGACGCACAGACCGCTGACCATCTCGTCCCCCTCTAAGCTTCTCGTAGTGCAGACTCTTCCAGTTCCGCAGCGACCTTTCATCTGGTGCGGCACGAAGCACTGTGAGCTTTCGCCGTGCAGACTTGATGATTGCCACCGAAAGACGCGTGGTCCCGGCTTGATCGGTCTCGATGAGTGCAAGTGTGGCATCAGCGAATACTACTTCCATTGCCATCTTCTACCGCTCCACGCCCCGCCAGGCAACGTCAAATTGACTAGATGAGTCAATTTTACTTTTACGAAGCAAATACTGATAGATAGGACAACTTTGCAATGCCCACCACCCGCGAAACCGTCCTCGCCGCGCTGCATGCGCGGCTGCAGCCGCTTGCCGCCCTCACCCTGCGCGACGAGGTCCTGCCCGAGCGGATCCCCGCGGCGGGTCTGATCATCCTGCGCGATGGCCAGCCGGGCGAGCCGGAGGTGACGCTTTCGCCCCTGCGCTACCATTACCAGCACCAGGCCGAGCTGGAGGTCGTCGTCCAGGCTGGCACCGGCCGGTCCAGCGCCTTTGACGATCTGATCGCCGCAATCGGCGGGGCGCTGGAAGCCGACCGAACGCTCGGCGGGCTCTGCGACTGGGTCGAGCCCGAGGCCCCGGCCTCGGTCGATCTGCCGGTCGAAGGCGCCGCGGCGCTGAAGGCGGCGGTGATCACCGTCGTCCTGCACTACACCACCACCGGGCCGCTGGCCTGACACCCAACATCCAAGGAGACCCCCATGGCACGCGCTCACGGCGCGCGGGCGCAGATGGCGCTTGCGTTCGAGACGGTTTACGGCACCCCGCCCGCCAGCGGCTATCGGCTGATGCCTTTTGCCCGCACCACGCTGGGCGCGGAACAGCCGCTGCTCAATTCGGAATTGCTCGGCTACGGCCGCGATCCCCTGGCCCCCATCAAGGATGCCGTCACCGCCGACGGCGAGGTCGTGGTGCCGATCGATGTGGAGGCCTTCGGCTTCTGGCTGAAGGCGGCTTTCGGCGCACCGACCACGACTGGAACTACGCCAAAGACCCACACGTTCCAGTCGGGGAACTGGACGCTGCCCTCGATGGCCATCGAGGTCGCCATGCCCGAGGTGCCGCGGTTCGCGATGTATGCGGGCTGCGTGATGGACCAGCTGTCCTGGCAGATGAGCCGGTCGGGCCTGCTGACCGCCACGGCCCGGCTGATCGCGCAGGGCGAGGCCATCGCAGCCGCCACCGCCGCGGGCACCCCCACCGCGCTGGGCCTGCAGCGCTTTGGGCATTTCAACGGGGTAGTGAAGCGCAACGGCACGGTGCTGGGCAACGTGGTCTCGGCCGAGATCACCTATGCCAATGGCCTCGACCGGATCGAGACCATCCGCAACGACGGCAAGATCGAGGGCGCCGATCCCGGCATGGCCGCACTGACCGGCCGGATCGAGGTTCGGTTCGCGGACTCTGCGCTGGTGACCCAGGCCATCGACGGCACGCCCTGCGAGCTCGAGTTCGCCTACAGCCTCGGGGCGAACGCCAGCTTCACCTTCACGGCCCACGCCGTCTACCTCCCCGTCCCGCGGATCGAGATCCCCGGGCCACAGGGCATTCAGGCGACCTTCGACTGGCAGGCCGCAAAGACCACCAGCCCCGCCCGCATGTGCACTGCCGTCCTCGTCAACACTGTCACGGGATACTGATCATGATCCGCCTGAACCTGTCGAACCGGCCCGAATGGCTGGACCTGCTCCCCGGACTGCGTGTCCTCGTGGCCCCTCTGACCACCGCGCTGATGGTCTCCGCCCGCGCCGATCCCACCATCGACAACCTGTCGGAGGCATCGAGCCAGGAGGACATGGCGCTGGCAATGGCCAAGGCTGTCGCGCGCCGCGCTGTACTGGAATGGGAAGGGGTCGGTGACGATGACGGCAACCTCGTCCCGGTCAGCCCGGCCGGGATCGACGCCCTCTTGGAAATCTGGCCGGTGTTCGAGGCCTTCCAGGCGCAATACGTCGCCCGCGGCCTGATGCTGGATCAGGAAAAAAACGCCTCCGCGCCCTCGCCGACTGGTCCTTCGGCGGGGGCGACGGCTACTGCGCGGCCTGCGCAGGCCCCTGCCCCGACTGCCCCGCAAGACTGAACCGGCCGCAAACCGTCGAGGGCTGGCAGGTCTGGGACCTGACCCAGCGCCTCGGCGGCCAGCTGCGCATCGCGCCGGGGGCCGTCATCGGATGGGACATGGGCGCCGCCCTCGCGCTGGCGCAGGCCCTGGGCGTCAACGCGCTGATCGCCGCCGAACTGCTGCCCGAGATCGAGGCGGTGATGGTGCGCAAACTGAACGAGCAGATGGAAGGACGCCGGAATGGCTGAAAAGAAGGTCTCCGTCCGCCTCGTGGCGGAGGGCGGACGGCGCGTGCGCGCCGAACTGGAGGGTGTCGGCGAGGCCGGAGCACGCGGCTTCGGCCGCCTGTCGCGCGAGATGGAACTGGCCAACACCCGGCTGGCCGCTTTCGCGCGCCGTGCAGGTCTTGCCCTCGGGGCTGCCGCGGCGGCCGCTACAGCCTCGCTCGGCCTGATCGTCCGATCCACCGCCGAGAGTGCCGCACAGATCCGGCAGTTCGCACAGGTCGCCAATGCCACGCCCGAGGCGCTGCAGCGCTGGTCGGCCGGGGCGCGGACAGTCGGTATCGAGCAGGAGAAGCTGGCTGATATCCTGAAGGACGTGAACGACCGGGTCGGGGATTTCCTGCAAACCGGCGGCGGGCCGATGGCCGACTTCTTCGAGAACGTCGCCCCGCGTGTGGGCGTTACCGCTGACCAGTTCGCACGGCTGTCGGGACCGGAGGCACTGCAACTTTACGTCGACACGCTGGAGCGGGCGGGGCTTAGCCAGCAGGAGATGACCTTCTATCTCGAGGCCATGGCCTCGGACGCGACCCGCCTGCTGCCGCTCCTGCGCAATGGTGGGGCCGAAATGGCGCGGCTTGGCGACCAGGCCTCCGATTTGGGTGCGGTTCTGGACGGTGATGCGCTGGAAGCCCTGCGCCGCACGCAACTCGCACTCGGCACGGTGTCGCTGGTCTTCGATGGCCTGCGCAACCGCATCGCCGTCGCCGTCGCCCCGACCATCGAGGCGCTGGCCAATGCCTTCGTGGCGCTGGCCTCCGATGGCGGCATCCTGCGCTCGGCCATCGACACGCTGATCGGCAACCTTGGAAGGCTGGCGTCCTATGCCGCTACTTTCGCCGCCGTCATGGCGGGGCGCTGGGTCGTTGGCATGGCCGCTGCAGCCCTGTCGGTGCGCGGCCTTGCCACCGCGCTGGTATTCCTGCGCGGTGCCCTCATCCGCACTGGGATCGGAGCCCTGATCGTCGGCGCGGGCGAGCTGGTCTATCAGTTCTCGCAACTCGTCGCCCGGGTCGGTGGCGTGGGCGAAGCCTTCCGCCTGCTGGGCGATCTGGCCCGCGAGGTCTGGTCGCGCATCGGCCTGTCCCTGGACGCTGCACTCGCCCGCATGGCGGCCGGATGGGAAGGGCTGAAGGCGGCCGGTCTCTCGGCCATGGAAGGCACAATCGCGGGCGTCGTCAGCTTCGGCGACCGGACGGCGGCGATCTTCCAGGGTGCCTACGATGCCGCTGTCGCGATCTGGGGCAGTCTGCCGGGAGCCATTGGTGACTTCGCCTTCCAAGCCGCCAATGGCCTGATCTCGGGCGTCGAGGCGATGCTGAACGGCGTCGTCACGCGCATCAACAGCTTCATCGAGACCCTGAACGCGGCGCTTGCGTTGCTTCCGGAATGGGCCACCGGCGAAGGTGGCGTGCGGATCGGCATCCTCGACCCGGTGGAACTGGGCCGCATCGGCAATCCTTTCGAAGGCGCGGCAACGGCCGCAGGCGCGGCTGCGGCGGATGCCTTCTCGGCCGCGCTGTCGCGCACCTATCTCGAGCCGCCCGACCTCGGTCTCGGGGCCATGGCCGACGACGCCCGGGCCCGGGCCGACGGCTATCGCGAAGCAGCCGGGATGCTCGCCGATGCCGCCGGTCGGCCATTGGCCAGCTGGCAGGCGTTGAAGGATGCGGTGACCGGCACGGGGACCGAGGCCGAAACCGCACTCGCCGATGCGGCCGCTTCTGCCGATGCCCTCACGGCAGGGCTGAACGACACCGCCGTCGCTGCAGAGGGCGCGGGCGGTGCCGCGCGTGACGCTGGGGCGGCTGCGGCCGAGGGCACGGACGCGGCCCTTACCGGCTGGCAGGCCGTCACGGCCGCGCTGGCCGATTATGCCGCCAAGGCGCGCGACATTGGCGGCGATATCGGGAGCGCGCTGGTCGGGGCCTTCATCTCGGCCGAGAACGCCATCGGCGACTTCGTGAAGACCGGAAAGCTCGACTTCCGCGACCTGGTCACCTCGATGATCGCCGATCTGGCGAAGCTCGCGGCACGGCGCTTCATCCTCGGCCCTATCGCCAATGTACTCTCCGGCGCGCTGGGCGGGGCGGGTGGCATCTTCGCGAACATCCTGCACACGGGCGGCATGGTCGGTGCCCAGGGCCCCGGCCGGATGGTCCCGGCGCTGGCCTTCGCCAATGCCCCTCGCATGCACAACGGGGGCTGGGCCGGTCTGCGGCCGGATGAGGTGCCCGCGATCCTGCAGCGCGGGGAGCGCGTCCTCTCGCGACGGGAAGCGGCAGGGTACGGCCAGGCGGGCGGCTCCACCGTCAATGTCACCATCAACGCCCGCGACGCCGAGAGCTTCCGCCAGTCCCGCACACAGGTCGCCAGCGACATCGCCCGGGCCGTTTCGTTGGGCCGGAGGGGCATGTGAGTGCGCCCCCGCAAGTGGGAACCGGTTGCAGGGGCCAGAGCGCGAACCATGGAGAAACTTGATGGCGTTTCACGAGGTCCGGTTTCCGGACAACATCAGCCGCGGGGCACGCGGCGGCCCGGAGCGCCGCACCCAGATCGTCGAACTGGCGAGCGGGGCCGAGGAACGCAACGCGAGCTGGGCGAACAGCCGCCGCCGCTATGATGTCGCCTATGGCATCCGTCGCGCCGACGATCTGGCGGCGGTCGTCGCGTTCTTCGAGGCGAGGAACGGCCGCCTTCACGGCTTCCGCTTCAAGGACTGGGCCGACTTCAAGTCCTGCCTGCCATCGCAGTCGCCGGGCCCAAACAACCAGCCGATCGGCGCGGGCAATGGGGCGGCAACCCTGTTTCAGCTGACCAAGCGCTACGCCTCCGGCGCGCAGTCCTGGACGCGGGCCATTGCCAAGCCCGTCGCCGGGACCGTCACCATCGCGCTGAACGGCACACCGCAGGCCTCCGGCTGGTCGGTCTCGACCACAACGGGCCTGGTGACCTTCACCACGGCCCCCGCCGCGGGCGTGGCCATCACCGCAGGCTTCGAATTCGACGTGCCCGTCCGCTTCGACACCGACGCCCTCGACGTCACCCTCGATCTCGAACGCCTCGGGTCGATCACCTCCATCCCTCTCCTGGAAATCCGCGCATGAAGTCCCTGAACCCCGCGCTGCAGGCCCATCTCGACGAGGGCACGACGACGCTCGCCTGGTGCTGGCGTATCACCCGGGCCGACGGCATGACCTTCGGTTTCACGGACCATGACCGGACCCTAACCTTCGATGGCACCGAGTTCGAACCCGAAAGCGGGCTGACGGCGTCAGAGGTCCGGTCGGGGTCGGACCTTTCCGTCGATGCGCAGGATGCCCAAGGGGTGCTGTCGTCGGACCGGATCACCGAAACCGACATCTTGGACGGCCGGTGGGACAACGCGGCGGTCGAGGTCTTGCGGGTGAACTGGTCGGCACCGGCGCAGCGCGTGCTCCTGCGCCGCGGGGCCATCGGCCAGATCCGGCGCGGGCGGCTGGCATTCGTGGCCGAGGTCCGGTCACTGGCGCATGTCCTCGGCCAGACGGTCGGGCGGACGTTTCAGGCGAGCTGCGATGCCGCGCTGGGCGATACGCGCTGCGGCGTGAACCTCGAAGCCCCGGCCCTCAAAGGGTCCGGCGCAATCATCGATGTGCTGCGCGACAGGGCGTTTACGGCTTCGGGCCTCGGCAGTTTCGCGCCAGGCTGGTTTGCCTTCGGGCTGGTGCAGTGGTCGACCGGTGCGAATGCCGGGCGGAAGGTGGAAGTGCTGTCGCACGACCTCGTCGACGGCGTGGCGATCCTGACCCTGCTGGAAGCGCCAGTGCATCCGCTCACGGCGACGGACGTTTTCGTAGCCCGGGCGGGCTGCGACAAGCGCCTTGCGACCTGCGGCGCGAAGTTCGCCAATGTCGCAAACTTCCGAGGCTTTCCACATATCCCCGGGCAGGATGCCGTCCTGCGCTACGCCACCAAGGACGGTGGCCACGAGGGGGCGGTGCTGTGAAGACCGCCGATCCCGCGCGCGTCATCGCCGTCGCTCGATCCTGGCTCTGCACGCCCTACCACGACCAGGCCAGCCTGCGCGGGGTCGGCTGTGACTGCCTCGGCCTCGCACGCGGCGTCTGGCGCGATGTTGTCGGACCGGAACCATTCCCGATCCCGCCCTACAGCCGGGACTGGGGCGAGACCGGCCCGCGCGAGGTGCTGACGGACGGGGCGCGGCGGATGATGCCGGAGATCGAACCCGCCAATGCCCCGCCCGGTGCATTGATCCTGTTCCGCATGATGCCGCGCGCCATCGCCAAGCATGTCGGGATCCTCACCGGTCCCGACACCTTCCTCCACGCCTATGAGCGGCTGGGCGTGATCGAGGAACCACTTACGCCGACATGGCGACGGCGCATCGCCTTCGCCTTCCTGTTCCCCTCACGTTGAGATTTTCCAATGGCCACGCTTGTCCTTGGCGCTGTCGGTTCCGCCATCGGCGGGGCCTTTGGCGGCGCCATCCTCGGCTTTTCCGGGGCCGCCATCGGTGGCTTCATCGGCTCGACCATCGGCTCGGTGGTGGACAGCTGGATCGTGTCGTCGCTCGCCCCGGCGCAGAAGATCGAGGGCCAGCGCCTCGACAGCTTGCGCATCACCTCGGCGACGGAGGGGGCGATCATCCCGCGCCTCTACGGGCGCATGCGGATTGGCGGCAACATCATCTGGGCGACCGATTTCCGCGAGGAGACAAAGACCACCACGCAGGGCGGCGGCAAGGGCGGTGGCGGCGGCCGGGTCCAGACGACCGAATACCTCTACTATGCGTCCTTCGCGGTCGCCTTGTGCGAAGGCCCGATCACGGGAATCGGCCGCATCTGGGCCGACGGCAAGCCGCTCGACATGACCGGGATCACCTGGCGCTGGTATCCCGGCAACGAGACCCAGACGCCTGACCCGTTCATCGCGGCGAAGATGGGCGCGGCCAATACGCCTGCCTATCGCGGCACGGCCTATGTGGTCTTCGAGGAACTGCCGCTTTCCACCTATGGCAACCGCCTGCCGCAGCTCTCTTTCGAGGTATTCCGACCGCTCGCGGATCCCGACACGGCCGAGGGGCTGGTGAAGGCGGTCACGATGATCCCGGCCTCGGGCGAGTTCACCTATGCGACCGAAGCCGTGCGCAAGACGGTCGGGGCGACGACGACGGTTTTCGGCCAGACGACCGGCGGCACCACCTCGGCCGAGAACCTGAACGCGTTGCCCGACGAGGCCGACATCGTCGTGGCGCTCGATCGGCTGCAGGCCATGGCCCCGGCCATCGAAAGCGTCAGCCTGGTCGTCGCTTGGTTCGGCAATGACCTGCGCGCGGGCAACTGCGCGATCAAGCCCGGCGTCGAGGTGGCGAGCAAGGTCACCAGCCCGAAGGTCTGGACGGTCAACGGCGTGGCGCGGGCGAATGCGCATCTCGTCAGCCGGGATGCGGAAGATCGGCCGGTCTATGGCGGTACGCCTGCCGATTTCGCGGTGGTGCAGGCGATCCGAGAGATGAAGGCGCGCGGGCTGCGCGTCACCTTCTATCCCTTCCTGCTGATGGACGTGCCGCCCGGGAACACGCTGCCGAACCCCTACAGCGCGAATGCCGCGACGCCCGGCCAGCCGAGTTTCCCGTGGCGCGGGCGGATCACCTGCTCGCCAGCGGCAGGCTTTGCCGGAACCGCGGACAAGACCGCCGCCGCCGCAACGCAGGTATCGGCGTTGTTCGGAGCGGCCACCCCGGCGCAGTTCGCGGTGTCGGGCGACAATGTCAGCTGGACCGGTCCCTCGGGCGACTGGGGCCTGCGCCGGATGATCCTGCATTGCGCCCATCTCTGCGCCGTGGCGGGCGGGGTCGATGCCTTCCTGATCGGCACCGAGATGCGCGGTCTGACGACGATCCGGTCCAGCGCCAGCGCCTATCCCGCCGTGACGGCATTCAAGGCACTGGCGGCGGACGTGAAGGCGATCCTTGGGCCGGGCACCAAGGTGGGTTACGCCTCGGACTGGTCTGAGTATTTCGGCCACCAGCCCGGCGACGGCACGGGAGACGTGTTCTTCCACCTCGACCCGCTCTGGTCGGATGCCAACATCGATTTCATCGGCATCGACAACTACATGCCGCTTTCTGACTGGCGCGACGGATTCGATCATGCCGATGCCCTCGAGGGCTGGCCCGCGATCCATGACCGGGGCTACCTGCAGGCCAACATCGCGGGCGGCGAGGGCTTCGACTGGTTCTACGCCTCGGCCCCCGACCGGTCGGCCCAGATCCGGACACCCATCACCGACGGCGCCGCGGGCAAGCCCTGGGTCTTTCGCTACAAGGATCTTCGCGCCTGGTGGTCGAACCCGCATTTCAACCGGCCGGGCGGGATCGAAAGTGGCACGCCCACGTCATGGGTGCCGCAGTCCAAGCCCGTCTGGTTTACGGAACTCGGGTGCCCCGCCATCGACCGGGGCACCAATCAGCCGAATGTCTTCTTCGACCCCAAGTCGTCCGAGAGCTTCACCCCCTACTTCTCGCGCGGCTGGCGCGACGATGCCATCCAGCGCGCCTATCTCGAGGCCAGTTATCTCTGGTGGGGTCAGGGCGCGAACAACCCGTCCTCGTCGGTCTATGGCGGCCGGATGGTGCATGTCACCGAATGCGCTGCCTGGACCTGGGACGCGCGACCCTATCCGTTCTTTCCGGAACTGACCGGCGTGTGGACGGATGGACCCAACTGGCGTCTCGGCCATTGGCTGACCGGACGGCTGGGAGCGGTGTCGCTGGCCGCCCTTGTGCGGCACCTCTGTCTGCGTGCTGGGCTCGACGGGGCGTTGATCGACGTCTCCGGCCTCTGGGGTGCGGTCGAGGGTTATGTGATCGGGGCGCTGGAAAGCCCGCGTGCCTCGATTTCCACCTTGGCCCGCCACTTCGGCTTCGACGCCATCGAAACGGAGGGGGTGATCCGCTTCATCATGCGCGGCCGTGCCTCGGTCGCGACACTGGCCGTCGACGATCTGGTCGCCAGCCGCGAGGGCGAAGCTTTCGAGCTGACCCGTGGCCAAGAGACCGAACTGCCGCAGGCGCTGAAGTGGCAGGTCGCTAGGGCCGACGAAGATTACGACGCCGCCCTCGTCGAGGCCCGCCGCATCACCGTCGACACCACCCGCATCGCCTCCGAGTCCTTCCCCATGGCAATCCCGCCCGAGGAGGCCGAACGCCGCTGCCGCCGCGCGCTTATGGAGGCGTGGATCGGTCGGGAAAGCGCCACCTTCCGCCTACCGCCCTCGCGGCTCGCTCTCGATCCGGCCGACGTGATCCGGCTGGCGCATGACGGACGTGAGATCGAGTTCCGCCTCGTCTCGGTCGCCGATGCCGAGGCGCGGGGCATCGAAGCTGTCCGCCAGGACCGCGCCGCCTATGACCTGCCGCCCGGCGATCCCCGCCCGGCCTCGCTTTCCAGCCCCGTCGTCTTCGGCACGCCCGAGGTGGTGCTGCTGGACCTGCCGCAGATTTCCGAGGACCAGCCCGCCCATCGCCCCCTGATCGCCGCCCATGCCAGCCCCTGGCCGGGCGAGATCGCGGTGTTCCGCAGCGCCTCGACGGATGGCTTCAACCTCCTGAGCACCTTCGGCAGTCGGGCGCGGATCGGCACCCTGGCCTTCGACTTCTTTCCAGGGCCGACCTCGCGCTTCGATCTGGGCAACCAGCTGGTCGTCGATCTGCTGTCCGGGACGCTCGAGAGCGTGACGGACGTCGCGCTGTTCGGTGGGGCCAATGCGCTGGCGGTTGAGACGGCGGCCGGGGGCTGGGAGATCGTCCAGGCTGGCCAAGCCGAACTGATCGCCCCTGGCCGCTACCGACTGACCCGCCTCCTGCGCGGCCAGCGCGGGACGGAACATGCCATGGGAAATCCCGCCCCGGCCGGTGCGCGGGTCGTGGTGCTGGATGCGACGCTTGCCGCCCTACCCATCGCCGAGGCGGACCTCGGCCTGCCATGGAACTGGCGGGTCGGCCCCGCCGCCCGCGCCTTCAGCGACGCGAGCTATGCCGCGCTGGACTTCACACCGACCGGGCGGGGGCTTGTCCCCTTCGCGCCGGTCCATGTCGAACAGCCATGGCGCATCGCCCGCAGCCCGGGCGATCTGAGCATCCGCTGGACCCGGCGATCCCGCGCGCTCGTGGCCGATGCCTGGGAACAGGTCGAGGTGCTGCTCGCCGAGGACCTGGAAAGCTACGACGTTCAGATCCTCGACGGGGTCGCCATCAAGCGGACGCTGACCAGCACCACGACCTCCGTCCTCTACACCGCAGCCCAGCAGACCGCCGATTGGGGCGCACCGCTCGGTCCCGGTCAGATGCTGACGATCCGCATCTTCCAGCTCTCGAACCGCCTCGGCCGCGGCACGCCCGCGTCCGTGACGCTGCAATTCTGA